ATTCTAGCTCCTACGCGACCTACCCGCAAGAACTCAAAAATGTTTTTAAGTCCTACGTTTCTCATCGGGACTAGTCTACGAACTCGGTGCTTTGAATTATAGATGTTCCACCAGACCCAAGGAACTTAGCTCCTTTAGCGGCGTTCCTGCTTAGTACAATTAGTCCTTGTTCTTTTACAAGAAGATGACCATTGGATGCAGTTGGGGCAGATCCATCAAATGTAACAAGTACATTGTTATCTTGGACATCAATAACTACATAATCAGTGTCGATGTGTAAAGGACCAAAAAATGCTCCAGTACCAGTAGTTATTGCTTCTAAGTTTTCTGGATTGCCGTTCGGGTTTACGTTCCCGATGTATAGATTGGAGGTTCTTGAGTTCATTATCTAGATTGGTTGGAGACGTATGTATTAAATCGTTTTTTGACCGTGTTGTTGTTCATTACTTGGTCAGTCTTTTCTAGCTCATTAGCTAGGTACTTGTTAGCTACTTGTTCTTCTGCCAGTGCCTTGTCGTGCTGACCATCCATTCTTAAGAAGTCAGCGTAAACACTGTGAGCAACGTAGTAAAAAAATTCTAAAGGAATCTCCTGTGTGCTTTTATCACCATCAAGATCCCAGGTGCTAGGAATGTCAGTTAGCTCTTTCTTGTACGTAACAAACGCAGAATCAGCATCTGAGGTTGTTAGGTTAAGGATATGAGCACCGTCTGACTGTACAAAAAATTCAAACTCTAATGCAGAGTTTCTGACAAATGGTTGAGTTCTGTGTACACGTATAAACTCAGCAATGTCGTTCTTGTCTGTTTCAGTAAAAGCAATTACAGAACTAGCTACTGTTCTACTTTCACCAACAACCAAGTATCTAGGCCACATTGGTGTAGCCTGATACGCTTCGTACATTCTGCGTTTAGCAAAATTAAGAAGCTGAGTCTTTTCGTTGGTAGTAAACGAAGATACACCAGCTAACGCCGATATTAAATCGTATAAGTCTCTGTTGTACTTTACTTGCATTAAGCTTTATTAGGACTTAACTCAGGGAATTTCTTGTTAAAATATCGTAAAAACTCTCTACTATTTACAGTATCGTGTCCGTACTTGTTTACTAATCTAAAATAATCACGAGCAGGCATATTAGCTACGCACTTTCCCAAAACAGGATGGGTCTTACCAACATTAGTCTTTGCTTCTTTAGCAGCTTGATTAATTCTATCTTGCTCCTTTGCTTTCTCCATCTTGAATCCAGTTTGGATTTCTTTCAAGAATGCAGCGTTCACTTCCCCATCCGAATATCTTGGTAGCTTAGTAATTATTTCCATATTTTATTAAAAAAAAGGGGAGGCCAGATTTGGCCCAACCTCCCCTAAACTAAGGGTATGCTTTAAAAGCTTACGCTACTGCGGAGATCTTACCGTGAGCCTGTGGGTGATAAACACCGAGGGTCAAAGCACAATCAACGTAACCACGCTCACCACCACCCTGATTCGGGAGGCGAGTCGATCCCATTGGAATCAGCTCATGGATGCCGTAGTACTCAGGATTAACCAAGTAAGCGAAGTCCTTGTCAGTCGTATCGGGCATACAATCAGGATTGCCATTAACAATCGAGATCATGCCGTGATCGGACTGATAGAACTCAACACTAAGTTTGATCTGAGCTGAGTCACCGTTGTAATTAACGGTGCGGACGCTGTCTGCATCGGTTCCGCTTACGCCAGCAGTGCGAGCGAAGTCAGAGATAATGCGACGAACAGCCGTGTCAGCAACCATCGTTAGGTTGTTGCTTGTTCCAGTTTCGCGGAAGATTGAGGTAATTAGGTTGTTCAGAACTGTTTCCGTGAAAGCACCACTAGCATGAATGCTGTCAGCGGGAGTTTTGAAACCAGGAGCAACAAGTGCATCAGCAGCGGCTGAGTCAATCCAAGCACCAAGACCAGCAAGAGCATAGGCCGTGTCTGTTCCGTTTTCAGCAGCACGAGTTTGAGTACCACAAAGGGTCTTTTCAATATCACGCTTTAGCTCACGGATTGACTTAGCTTCAGCTTGAGCAATCTTAGCAGGCCCAACGCTTTCAACAGCTTCCTGAAGATCGGAAACCTGAAAGTCGCGACGGAACTTTTGAATGTAGTTACCAAGCCGAGCACGGCCACTGAACTGGTCAGTAAATGTGCTAACGTCATCACCTTCACGGATGCCAGTTGAGACAGGAGCAGACAATGCGTCTACCGTCCACTCAACGAATGTTGCGGATGCTTTCTGCTTAGAAGCAGAGGAAAGGACTGGAGTTTCTTCAGGAGCGAGAATAGTCAAGACGTCAGTCAAGTCTTCGCGATTGGAAACACCAGAACCCGAATTAGTTGTATCGTATGTATTTGAGAATGCCATTTTATTTTCTAGCTAATTGTTTGGTTCGTAATGAAATGAAGTCATCTTTATTGCCACTTTGTTTAAAGCGTGAAGATAAGTCCTGTAGTACTTTAGACGATTTTCGTTGACCCTGTTCTGGCATAGCAGAAGAAGGAACGGAGCTTTTCGGAGGATTAATCTTGGGCTTACCTGCTTTCCTGGTAGCAGTACTGGGTACAGTCTTACGAGCGTACATACTGTCTACTGCGTGAGCAAGCATATATGGAAGTTCTGCTCCTAGCACTGGGTATTGTTTGTATACCTTCTGCAAGTCTTTGTTTGCAGCAATGCCAAGGAATGCCTTCCTAGTCTCATTATCCTCTTCCTTCAACCATTCAAATTCTTGGAGGGCTTTAGTACCAAGTTCTTTTTTAAGAGACTCAGCAGTTTCGTTCCTCTGAACTTTCTTTAGTTGATCGGGAAGATAAAGATCCCTAGATTTACGAGCGTTCTTCAAAGCAGATCTTACCTCTGCCTTAGTCATCTTCTTACCATCTAGCTCAGTAACTTCGTCATGAGCGGAGTAATCGTCTGATTCAAATAAAACATCTTCAGCCCATTCGATAATATCACTTATCTCCTTAGCCTTTTCTTGTAATGACTTAATATCCTTAACGTCATCAAACGGATTGTCTTGGACTTCTTCCGTTTCGCGTTTTAAAGGATCTTGTTGTAGTGATTGCTTTACTTTCTCAAGCTCTTCCTCTGCTGCTTTGCGTTTAGCCGTAAGTTCGCCAAAGCGAGCTACAGCTCTACTACCAAGCTTTTCAGCAAGATCTTTAAGCTCATCCTCAGATAAATCATCTAAGTTGTACTGTGAAAGAACATCTTCAGTCTCTTCTTCAGAAGGTTCGTTTTCAGTTTCCTGAATAACTTCTTCTTCGGATTCAACCGCTTCTTCTAGGACTTCTTCCTCTTGAACTTCCTGAGTCGTCAACCGTGATAACTTCGTTAGACATGATTGTTTCCACTCCTTAACGCCGAGCGATGGCGAAGCCTGATTATAGCATATCTTTTTTATGCTACAGGACAGATGAAAATTTCTTTTGTAGACCCTGCCAGTCAGTCATTTGCAGAATCTGATCGTAAGTAATTATCCGTCCCGAAAGTTGTTGAAGCTTGTCTGTGTCAGCTTCGTGCATATCAGCTATACACTCTTCTCGAAGAGAGTTAATAAGCTGAATAAATCTTGCAAAATGTTCGTGGTGGGATAGGGTCTTTAGGTCTTCTTCTATGTTCATTGTGCTGCGGATCGCATCATATCTACTAATGTTTTAGATCTATTCCCCACCTGATTATACCACTCGCTGTCTATCATTTCATCAGCAGCTTTATTGTAATCGCCCTTCAGCAAGGCTTTTTTCATTTCTACAAATCCATTTAACCTAGTTAATCCTAAATTAAACGCCATATCTATTAAGATTTTCTGAACAACTGGTGGTTGCCTACCAGCTTGGGGTAGGTACGCATTAGCGTCATTGGCTGCTTGTTTAATGGACTCGTTGTACAGCAATTTTATTTCTTTATCAGAAAGAGTTTTCTTTCCAGAAAGCATATCCTGTACATTAAGCCCTAATGATTCTGCCTTCTTTCGGTTAGAAGGCTCATCTAGGTTAAACCCTATACCTATAGTACGCTTGCCTTTAGTGTCTGTGTACACGCTAGGCTTTACTCCTTCATGCAAAGAAAGTTGTTCGTATATTTCTTGATTAAACTTATCTTTTGATCTTTTGCGAACAAAAGCATAACTGTCTTGATTGGCTGGAGGGTTCTCCCTCGGGCGAAGAGAGTTGTACTTCTCTCGCATTAACTGGTTAATCCTGTTGTCGGGCATATTAATAAACAGTATATAAACAAATATCAGAACTATCACTGCTGCATATTCTGGGTTTGAGTCTGCCCCATCTGTGCTGGTTGTGTGCCAATCCTACCTATTTGCGCGTTGTACTTCTGAAGACGAGCAGCAAAAGCTTCATCTTCTTGCAAACGCTGCTGAATGTCTTGCTGTTGGCTGTACTGTTGAATAACTTGTAGAGCCGCTTGAGCGCCTGACGGACGCGCTGGAACTTCGATACCTGCATAAATTTTAGATAAGTCATCTGTAATATCTTTAAGTAGTTTTTCCTGTGCAACCTCAACGGGTTCAAGAATCCCGTCAGCCAGTACTGGATCAACTGAACCTGCTATCAATGTTAGCAAGTTATCTACATTTATCCTTCCGTTGCGATCTAACTGTAGAAGGGAAACCATTTGATTTAGTTTGTTTTCCTGTTTCTCTGGGTCTGTGTTCAGAACATCGTAGCTAATTGTAACATCGAAGTTCTCATCAGCGTTACCCTTGTTAAACGTTTGTGGATCGGGTACACCAGTAACCCTAAAAAATATCTGGTCAGGGCCGAACCTTTGGAAGCAACGGTAGCACTGCGATATAACCTCAGCGGAATGGCTAAGAAACTTGTCTACCAAGAACTGCTTTCTAATCTGTGAGATTGGAGATACTTCATCTAGGCCAACAAGTCTATCTGCTTGCTGCTCCATTGTCTTCTCCATCTCAAGTGAACCCTGGTTGTACGGAGGCGTAGGCCCAAAGTCTATGTCGCCTTTACGACGATAAGGGACGTACCTTCCTGGCCCCCAGTCCGTAGGAGCCTGTCCTACTGGGTGTAAAATTGGAGGGACGGTGGCAAGGCTATTCCTGTCGATACGGCTATCACGTTCTATCTTGACTTGTTGCTGTATTCCTTTGAGTAGACTTGGGACAGTCATCGTGTCGTACAGTCGCTTGCTGTCTTCAGATAGCTTAGTAACTACTACTGGGTAATCCTCGTAGCCATTAAGCAACTCGAACTTTGCGAACCCAGGAATGTCACCATCACCACTGAACTCCTTGTGGAATACTGTGCAGTATATCCCTTCAGAGCCGTCCTCCTTATCAACTAAACGTTGAAATCCATAAACTATTTCTATTAGCTCTTCAGCTTCGTAAGCATTATCGGTAAGGCTTAATGATCGACGGCCTTCCTGCTCACGCTCGATAGAGTCTATGTTAAC